TCTAATTCCCCGTGGCGAAATCAAGTATGGTAGCGTTCGCAAACGCAGCAAGTCGGACCTTGGATGGACGCATCCACAGAAGCAATATGTAAAAGCTGATGATGATACGAAGGTCAAAGCACGCCCGTTTTCCGTGAAATTCAATGAGAACGTCATGATCGCGAAAATCGATATGCGACCTGTTCTGGAGGAACTGCGTGCGTCTCTCGGCATTGGACTGGATGCCTTTGAGGATGCGGTACTCGCCGGCAAGACACTGACAGAGATCGGCGAGGCCCGAGGCTATAAACATCGCCAAGCATCATCTGTCGGTAAGGAACTTGTTTATGCGTCCATCGGCGCTCTCCGTGTCGCATGGCAAAAGATAAAAACGCGCCAGCGGAAAGAGGCGAAGCAGGCCATTCGGAATGTTCAGCGTGCCCGCGAGCAATTGGAAGCACGGCAATACAAGCGAGCCGCATAGTGATGTGTACGTGAAACCGGCTGCCATCCGTATCAGGGAGACGAGAATTACATACGAAAGCCCGGTCGTAAGCCGGGCTTTTTCTATTTCAGATCAGCGTGGGTTTGCTCCTTTCCCCACGCTGTAGCTGTGAAGACGGTTTCTCCTCCCGTCGTAGCAGCGAAGCCGGTTGAGCGCTGTCCCCGGCGCTCCCGGCATTATTCCCTTGAGTGGGATCACAAGTTGGCTGGCATCTTCATAGATCGGGCGTTTGGACTTCGCGGGTTACTGGCTACGGCCATACTGGCGATGTGTGACAGGCGGTGGGACTAACGCTATCCACCGTACCAGCCAATCCATTCAGCAGTGTAGAGCAGTCCGGTAGCTCGTCAGGCTCATAACCTGAAGGTCACGGGTTCGAATCCCGTCGCTGCAACCAATCTTCAAGGGTGTGAACCCTGATGGCAGCCGAACGGAATTGATGACCCGCGTCGACTGTCCAGTTTCATGAGGTGATGCATGACTGATCAGCGTTCGGATGACCTACAGCGCAGGCTCGAAGCCGCCTTCAAGCGAAACAAACTGACGATGCCGCGGATAGCCACGGCGGATGAGCAGGAAGCTGACAGGCAATTCAGACTAAAGGGCTTGTGTCGACTTCATCGCGAGATTTCCTTCGCGCGTCTCGGACCACGCAAGGGTGGCATCAATGACCTTTCGCAATGGGCAGAGTTCGGTGGACATCTTCCCCGACCAGCACCTCCAGCATTCGGGCCAAGGCCATGACCGACCCACGCAGCGCTGAGGCGAAGAAGTACCGCCGACATTACAAGTCAGCCAAGTGGAAGCGCATCCGTGAAGCCCAGCTTCGAATGCAGCCTCTCTGCGAATACTGCCTGCAATCGGAAATCGTTGAACCGGCTACAGTCGTTCACCACAGCGAAGGTGGTCACAAGGGCGATGAACATAAGTTCTGGACCGGACCTTTCGTGTCGCTTTGCAAGGAGCACCACGACCGCGATGCGCAGCGCGAAGACCATGGTCAGACTGTCATCAGATTCGATGCCGAAGGCTGGCCCATCGGGTGATGTGACCGAAAATACACACCCCCGGGGGCTATCTCGGTCTCTCCGGCCATCGACCGGCGGGAACCGGCGATGGGCCAGCGCGCACGCGAAACCAATTCAGATGTTGAGATGAGGATTTCATGGCCAGACCTAGAAATCCCCTCGCCAAGGCGGAGGCGGAGGGGAGAAACGTTACGCATCCGACCCGCTTCAAGGGACGGAAAGAACCGAAAGCGGCTGCCGATATCGGTAGGGCGCCGAAATGGATGAATGCCGAGCAGGCCAAAGTTTGGAACTTGTTTGCGAAGGAACTGCCTTGGCTGAATGGTTCCCATAGATCGCTGCTCGAAATCGCCACCACGATCCGAACGCGCGTTATAGCGAATGAGGAAGTCGGCGTGCAGGCGTTGAACCTCCTGCGGCAGTGTCTCGGTCAGATGGGCGCAACACCTTCTGATGCGACGAAAGTTTCGATGCCGGATGACGGTGAGGAAAAGGACGATTTGGTAGATGACTAAGACGCCGGCGCTTGATCGCGTGAATGCTTACGCGCGAGCCGTGCTCGATGGTGTTGAAGTTGCGGGGCCGCATGTTCGGAACGCCTGCCAACGCCATTTCGACGATCTGGCACAAGCACATGAACGCGGTTATTTTTGGGATGACGCTAAAGCCAATCGTGCGATGCGGTTCTTCGAAGAGCGACTGAAGCTGAACGACGGTCAGTTCGACGGTAAGCCGTTCAAGCTGCATGCCTCACAGGCTTTCAAGCTGGGCTCGATCTTCGGTTGGGTGGATTCAGACGGCAATCGTCGTTTTCGCCGTGTCTATATCGAGGAAGGCAAAGGTAACGGCAAGTCACCCTTTGCAGGTGGCCTCGGCCTCTATGGGCTGATGTCAGACGGCGAGGCGGGCGCGCAAATTTATGCAGCCGGCGCGAAAAAGGAGCAGGCCCAGATCCTGTTTCAGGATGCCGTTAAAATGGCAAGGGCAGCTCCAAAACTGTCAAAACGCATAACCTTCAGCGGCGGCATTGGACGCGAGTTCAATATCGCCTTTCTTGAGAAAAAGGCATTTTTTCGCCCGATTTCCAAGGATGCAGGCAAAACCGGCAGTGGCCCCAGACCGCACTACGCTTTGTGCGACGAGGTGCACGAGCATCCAGACCGATCGGTCATGGAAATGCTTGAGCGCGGTTTCAAATTTCGACAGCAGCCGCTGCTTTTCATGATCACGAATTCGGGCAGTGACCGAAATAGCGTTTGCTGGGAGGAACATGAGCACGCGGTTCGGGTAGCGGCTGGCACGAGAACGCCTGATGACGACTTCAGTTATGTCGGTGAGGTGATCGACGACACGACATTCGCCTATGTCTGCGCTCTGGACAAGGGTGACGACCCGCTCGAAGATCAGTCTTGCTGGAAGAAGGCTAATCCGCTTCTTGGTGTGATCTTGACCGAGAAGTATCTGGCTGGTGTAGTTGACCAGGCCAAGCAGATACCGGGCAAACTGAACGGCATTCTTCGGCTGCATTTTTGCGTCTGGACCTCTGCCGACAAGGCTTGGATGCCACGCGATACTGTTGAAGCCGTTATGGATGACTTCGACCCGATTGAAGAGCATCGCGGTAAGCAGTTGTTCCTTTCCGTCGACTTGTCCGCCGCGCGCGATATGACGGCCCTTGCCTGCGCTGTGAAAACTGGCACTAAGACCATGGAGCGTGAAGACGGCAGCACAATCGAACTTCCCACCTTCGATGCATGGATCGAAGCATGGACACCAGCGGAAACGCTGAAAGCCAGAGCCCTAGCCGACAAGGCGCCGTATGACGTGTGGGTGGAACAGGGGTTTCTGAACGCCTCACCTGGAAAGCGAATTAGGTTCGACTTCGTCGCGCAGCGGGTCGCGCAATTGTCGCAGGAATTTGACATAGAGGGCATCGCATACGACCGATACGCTTATGACAAGTTCCGCGAGGAACTGGACGCAATCGGCGTTGAAGTCGAGCACATCCCGCATCCACAGGGCGGCAAAGTTCGCGCGAAAGCCAGCGATAAAAAGATCGAGGCGGCGAAAGAAGCAGGGCTGCCTGAGCCACAAGGCTTGTGGATGCCGGGTTCAGTTACGGAGCTTGAAAACGCCATTATCGATGGTCGCGTCAGACTTCGGCGCAATCCGGTTCTCATGACCGCCCTGATGGGCGCCACGTTCGATCGCGATCCGCTCGATAATCGATGGTTCGTGAAAACCAAAGCATCGGTGCGCATCGATACTGCCGTGGCCCTGGCCATGGTTACGGGTTTTGCAGCCGATACACCTATCGAGGTCAAGTCCTCGCTATCACCATGGGACGACCCAGAATTTACTCTAACGAAAGTAGCCTCATGAGGATATTCCCGCGGTTCTCGCGTTCGCGACGAGAAGCCGATATTGAGCAACGCGCCAGCCCTGAAAACGCTGGTGTACCGGTGAGTGCTGAAAATTTCCTAGCTTACTTTGGCGTTCAACCGGTCAACCTTCCATCTGTCACGATCGAAAGCGCCTTGACCGTGCCCGCGGTTCTTGCTGCGGTTTCATTTCTTTCCCGCACAATGGCCGCGTTGCCTCGTCACGCATATCGTGATGGCAAAGGCGGTTCCAAGCGTCTGGGCGGTAAGCTTGAGACCATTGTGAACACAGCCCCCAACTCGGATATGGGCGCTTTCAAGTTCTGGCAGTACTTTTGGCAGCAGGTCTTTACTGGCGGTCGTGGTCTGGCTTGGATCGAGCGATCGGGAAAAGAAGTTTTGGCTTTGTGGCCTAT